AAACTACTCAAGCATTAGAGCCGGGCTAATTGAAGAGCGTGAAGTTTGGAAAGCAATTCAGCGCATGATGATTGACCACGTCCTTGAGCCAGTGTTTGAAGCATGGCTTGAAGTCGAGCTTCTTTCTGGCCGCCTTGGTTTGCCTTTTGATAAGTTCTTTAAATTCAACGCCCCAGAATTCCGGGGCCGCCGTTGGGCTTGGGTTGACCCCAAGAAAGACATGGAAGCGGCAGTGCTGGCAATGCGCAACCGCATCAAACCACTTCGCGACATCATTGCCGAAGCCGGGGATGACATCTATGACGTTTTGGCTAAGGTTAAAGAAGACGAACAACTTGCTGCAAGCTACGGTCTAAAACTAGACCCTGACCAAATTGACAATTCTGAGATTGTCGATGAGTCAGAAGAAAGTTGAAGAACTGTCGCACCGCTCGTTTGAGTTAAATCAAAGGGCTATCAACGAAGAAGACCGCACAATTGAAATTGCGTTTTCTTCTGAAGCAGAAGTAGAACGTGGCTACGGCACTGAAGTGCTTGACCATCGCTCTGCAAGCGTTCGCCTTGACCGTTTAAACAACGGCGGGGCATTCCTGATGGAACACAACCGCAACGACCAGATTGGTGTTGTAGAGCGGGCATGGATTGACGATGACAAAAAAGGTCGTGCAGTCGTTAAGTTTTCAAAATCGGCAAGAGCCGAAGAGATTTTCGAGGACGTGAAAGATGGCATTCGCCGATTGGTTTCGGTTGGCTATCGAATTCACGAAATGGATTCTGAAAAGATGGACGGAGGACGGGAGTCTATCCGGGCAACTGATTGGGAGCCATATGAACTCAGCCTTGTGAGCATTCCAGCCGACGACTCCGTGGGAGTTGGCAGGGGAATGGAAAACCAAACAACGGAAAACCAAAATTTAAAAACTGAAAATATGTCCGAAAATAACGACATCCCATCGGCTCCCGAGCAACGCTCTGTGGAGGTTATTAACGAAGCTCCCCGTGTTGACATCAGCGCAGAGCGTCACAGTGCTGTCTCTGCCGAGCGCAGCCGCATCGCAAACATCCAAGCAGTTGCTGAACAAGCCAAAGAGCGCGGCATCAGCCTTGATGTAAGCAAAGCTGTTTCTGAAGGCGTTTCTGCTGACAATTTCCGTCAGGCTGCATTCGACAAAGTTTGTGAAAAGAAAGCTGAGTTTGTCCCAGCTGACCTTTCCAAGTCTGAAAAGCGTGACCTTGGCCGATTCGACCTTGGAACTGCTCTACGCGCTCACTACTCCGGTGCAAAGCTGGAAGGTGCAGAGCGTGAGATTGTTGAAGAGGGAATTCGCGAAGCCAAGAATGCTGGCATCGGTCAGTCTCGTGGCATCATGCTTCCATCGTTCTACGTCAACAAGCGTGACATGACCGCAGGAACTGCTAACCAAGGTGGAAACACAATCGCAACTGACAAAGCTGGTCTTCTTGATGACTTCTTTGCTTCATCAGTAATGAACAACCTTGGTGCTACAGTTCTTACCGGACTGACTGGCAACCTTGACATTCCAATTCTTGCCGCTGGAACCGCTGCAACCGGAGAAGCTGAAAACGCTGCCGCTGACGAAGTCACCCCAACTACTTCACAGTTGAGCCTGACTCCTAAGCGCCTCCCTGCATTTATCAACATCAGTGACCAGCTTATGAACCAGTCTTCTTCCGCAATTGAAGCAATGCTTCGCGGACACTTGACTGCTCAAATGCTTGAGACTCAAGAGAAGGCATTCTTCCACGGTGGCGGAACCAACGAAGCTAACGGAGTTGCTGATGCTTCTGGAATTGGTGACGTAATTGGTGATACTAACGGAGCCGCTCCTGATTATGCTGATATTGTTGCTCTTGAAGAGAAGGTTGACGCTCAGAACGCTCTGCAAGGTGGACTTGCTTATGTTACAAACGGGCAAATCCGTGCGAAACTGAAGCAGACCAGCAAGCAGACATCTGGAGTTGAAGGCAACTTCATTATTTCTGATGGAAGCCCCAACAGCATTAACGGATACCGCGCTGAGTTCACTAACGCAGTTAGCCGCACATTGACCAAAGGAAGTTCATCAGTTTGTTCTGCAATCTTCTTTGGTAACTTCAGTGACTATGTCATCGGTTACTGGGGCGGACTTAACCTTGAGCTTCTTCGCGATAGTGCCAACGCCAAGTCTGGCCTGCACACCTTGGTCGCAAACACCTATTACGATGGTGGTGTTCGCCGTCCTAAGTCGTTTGCCGCAATGCTCGACGCACTGGGCGCATAATTAGCCAAAACGCAACAACAATCGCAAGGGCGGTGGGGTTAATCCTCACCGTCCTTTTTTGACTTTTGGGAAAGAACATGAAGAATCTGGAAATCATTGAGTCTTGTTTTGTAAAGGGTGAGCCTGTCGAACCCGGAGCAATTCTTGAAAACGTAGACAACAGTGTAGCTTCTCAATTACTTGTAAGTGGCAGAGCAAGAATTGCACCAAAGGCCGAGCCAAAGCCCAAAGCCGAGCCAAAAAAGAAAGCCGCAAAAAAAGCAGCCAAGAAAGCAGCCAAAAAGGTAGATGCAGACAGCGATAGCTAATAGCATCAAAGATGCTTTTGTGCAGCACCGTGCTGATTACGGTGTAAGCATTACCATTGACGGCGAGACGGTTACAGCAATCGTTTCAGAGTCACAGTTTGCCCGGGAGTTGATGGAAGGCGGTTTTGCTGATGAAGGTGACATTGAAATCAAAGTTTTACTGTCTGACCTGACTCAAATCCCAAGCTTAGGGAAGCCCGTTTCATTCCGCTCAAGAAACTTTAGAGTTTCAAGAGTCGGAACTCAACCCGGGGCATTGGTTGGAGAAATAAGCTGCCGCCCGTCTAAGCGTTAAAGAAGCTCAAGCAACCGCTTTAAATCCTTTGTATCAGCTCGTAGTGCTGCACGTTCGTCTTCGTCCATCGCTGGCAGTGTCTTCCTTAATACGGAGAGCAGCCGGGTAAGGTGAACAATGTAATTGTCAGAGCCGAACTTTCGCTTTCTGCCTTCATACTCTTCTTTAGTGATTAGCCTTGGCTCTTTGGGTGAGCAGGAGATTGAAAGCTTAAGAATCTTTTTTGACGGTTGTGAATCTTTCCCGGCAAGGAACTGAAGCCAGCCAAACCTAGATTCTTCATTTGCAATTGATGCAACTGCTTGATGATGCTCAAAGCTAAGGTGAGCAATTCGCTTGTCCATTGGAATTCTCCGGCAGACAGTAGCCAAAGCAAGTAGTGACGCCCTATCAACGCCAGTCGTTTTCTCAGCTTCTTCAAACATCTCTGACGAAATGCGCTTTTTGAAGTTTGTGCCGCCATAAACAAGCCAATCACCCAAGGCCCAGCTAAATCTTTTGGTGGCTTCTCCAAATCTTTGCCCGATTTCCCGCCATTCTTCAAAAGGTAATTCAGCTTGAAATGTCATGCCGACTTCACCCGGCCCGTTTTGTGTTAATTCTGTTTTCATTTGATTGTATTTTCTACGTTTTTAAATCGTGCATTGCGGCAGTTCTCACGCCCTTTGCGGCTTCTCATGGCTCTTGTAGGCTCAATCCCAAAAGCTTCACACAAGTCAACACAGCGCCGGGAAACGGTTGCTCTGCTAACCTTATGCTCCCGGGCAATCTCTGCCATACTCTTGCCGTCATAGCATAGGCCAGAAATCAAACAAAGGCAGTCGATAGTCAGGTCAGGGTGCGGTGATGCTTTTAGAAACCCAAGCAGCCGCCGCATCATAATCAGCGCAGGTGATTCAATTGAGTTGTTCACAGTCTCTTCTTCCCGTGGGTCGTATGCCGGGACTCGCTCGCCGTTTTCCCAATAGAATTGTTGCATGCAACAAAATTACACAAAAATTGACAGTTTGGCAAATTTTAATGCCTTCTACCACAAACGGCGCAACTTCGGTTGTAACTCAGATTTCTGAACGGTTTGAAACTGACCGGTTTGGAGTTGATTCTATTGAAATGACGGTTGAAATACCAAACGCCAGTTTTCCATCACAAATGCTTCTTGAGGGCGCTATCTATCCCGCAAGACCCCCCGCAAGTAGTTCTGCTTTTCCAAATATGTCGCTAACTCGCAGGACTGGGCAGCGTGGAAAGCCGGGCTGGTGGACTGTGAACTATGTTTTTGAAGGATTTTTAGTTAGTTTGCCAGACCCAACTTATGAGCTGACAACATCGCTGAGTCAGGAACCAATTCAAACACATCCAAACTTTGCAACGTTTGCAGGAACACCAAGTACAGACCCGCCAATCAATGGCTCTGTATTTGTTGACCCAGACACCGGATTTGAGTCAAGAAAAAGCAATGCTATTTGGAAAGAGTTTGCCTTCAAAGGGACAGCTAATGAAAAAGCAGGGATTGAATCATATTTAGCTCCCGGATGTGAATGGAGAGAAACTAAATTTCAAACATCAAGGCCAACAGGAATTCGTGACGTTGGAACAATTGAATCACCAGCAGGCTCACCGCCAACTTTATCGGGCCGTGATTGGTTAGCTTGGGGTGAAACATATGTTCGCAGAGGACATATATACCAAGTCACTAGCACTTGGAAGCTGTCTGGAAGAAACGGCTGGGACACAGATATTTATTCGTAATGGACTTATACCAAATTTTTCAAGGTGGGCCAACAGATTACAAGTGGAAGCAGCTTGGTGAATATCTAAAAGGCAGTCAGCTTAACGCTGGAAAAGGCATTAAGATTGAAAACAGCACAAGCAGCGGCAGCATTATCTCGGCCAAACAGCCACGAGAAAAAAAGCAGTCACAAGCTCCACCGTTTTCTGTTTTAAGTTTGCGAAAAACTTCAAGCACACAATACTCGGTTGAGCTGCAAGAAGGCTGGGTAATTGAGCGAAAGACAAGATATGACTCTTCTGTTGATGCTGTTGGTTTTCATGAAGTAAATCTAGGCGGGGCAGCAATGTCAACCCGGCCAAGAAATGAGGTGACACTTGAGCATGACCAATATGCTTACGTCGAATTTGGGACTACCAACGAAGGCTTTGTTAATACAACGCCAACAATTACCGTTGCTTCTACTGTCCCAAACAGCACACACCACCAACCGCCATCAGGTGTTGCAACTGGTGCATATGGAAGCTATAAGGTGAAGCTATTTAAGCTTACAGTTGATAATGGTTCTCCTAAAATAATTGTTTACCAGCAAAGCGATATTGAACACACAAGGTTGCCAACTTTTCGCAATGTTGGCGGGGAAAGATATATCCATAAAGATTGGGATGGGGCCGCTGATAGATATGATTTTAGAACATTAAAGCAACATGAGCCTTCTGGCCGAACTTACGGAAAGGTAATTGTTGATTTTATCAATAATGAAGCTGATGACCAAAATGACGCAATTAAGTTTTCTGCTATTGCTGAAAGGGCCAGCAACCCACAAGTAAATGTAAACGATGACGGGGCCGGAATTGTTACGGTCGAAGGAAATGGCGTAGACGGGACCATATTATGGGTTGATTGTGATGGTGATGATGTAACCTTGCTTGATTGGCGTGATGGGCTTGTGACATCAGTAGGAGAGCAGGTTATCACGGCAGGATGTAATGGACTGCCTACTGGATACAATGGCGACATTCTTTATAATTTAAACGGAACTTGGGTAGTCCTTTCTAATCCCGGAGCCGTCCCATCCGGCGACGACCATTGGGAGCTATGGCATGACGGCTCATCTCCAGCTTGGCAATCAGTTCCATAAATTATGTTCACCGCCAAAGTAGACACAAGCAAAATGAATTATCTCATTTCAGAGCTTGCCGCTGAGAATTTTAAAGATTTGAACGAAATAATTAAAGACCAGACAAAGGTCATTCTTGGCAACTTGATTGCAGTCACGCCCCCGGGTAAAAGACAAGGAAATGATTTCTTGAACAAAAAAGGATATATTTCAAACGCAGCATTTCAAAATGCAAAAAAAGTAATTACTTCGGACGTTGCAAAGTTGTTCCCCACTTCCG